TTACCTCAGGCGCGGGATCACATACTCCATCACCGCCAGCAGTGAGGTTGTACCCATGAGGAGCCTTAGAATTTAATAGTGCGATGTAGTATTTTTCTTTCTGGTTCAACTCTTCAAATGAAGAAGCGTGGTCAATAATAGAGAACTCGAACGAGCGCGTTCCATATTTTTTTATCGCTCCATGAATTGCTGTCAATCTCTTTCTAGACGTTGGAGCATTCAGGTGCTGCTGACGGCGTTTTGCAAGTGTATGCTTAGTAATCCCAACATATAACTTGCCGTTAACCATGTTCCTGATACGGTAGACAATCACTTTGCTCTCTCGCCTAACAACCAAATTATACTTTGTCGCAAGGCACCTGTGTCTATGTTTCTCCGGCTCGAACCCTTGCGGCGAATTGTAGCGGCGGCGTTCGGCGGCCAGTTGTTGCGCGGGTCTGTGAAAAAATTGCGTACGACGTTCTGCCCAGCCATGCCCGCTCGCTTCATGTATGTAACCGCCTGCGCCCTTTTCCCGTCCAACTGCAAACTTGCAGCCTCGCGCAGTTCGGGGATGATCTTGTCTTGATCTAACTCGATCGCCGGTTCGATGATCGGCGTCGGCGGCGTGTGGTACGCCATGCTGCCGCGCGACTTGATGTACAACTCCTGTGCCGCATTGTATGACACGTTGCGGTTCAGCATCATCGCGCCCATGATTCGGCGGGCGTCTATCGTTCTCACGCCCTTGGTTAACAGAAACGCCAATTCTGCATTCGTGATGTCCCCGCCTTTCCGAGACGGGCTCGCTTCTGGAATCCCGACATAAACAGCTAAGTCCTCGATCCCGCGTATGTTCTTCGCGGCCTTCACCGATCCATCTAAAACAGTCTTCACTTGGATGTTAGGCTTGAACACGATTCACCGAACATACATCGGCCCGATCCCTATGATGCGGGCGAGCGTGGCTAAATTTTGTCCGTAAATTGTGAGGTTCCACGCTGCGAACTCTTCCAAGTCCGGTGGCTGCACCGATTGGCTCACGTTGCCAGCCGACTGACTGACCAAGATACCAGAAGCCAATCCGCTGCGCGCTATCGCGCCCGGCGTGGTTCCCGCGTTCCCCTCTGACTCCATGTAGAGCGTGGCGAAGTGCGCGATGAACAGCGCCATGCCCATCAACCACTGGTCCTGCCAGCGGGCGAAGTTTATGGAGGCACTCGCCAGATTCACATACATCTGCAAGACCGCCGGAGGGAGCACCAAGTCGTACACCGGAGGGCTGCCGTTCGCGGTTCCAAACTTCGGATAGACATTCAAAAAATCGCTGATCAAGTATGGCGGGTTGCTGCCGAACACCAGGTTCTGCGCCTGCGTGATAGAACCGGCGAAGGCGTTGTTCTGGCATCCCCCGTTCCACCACACCGTCAGCAGCGTTTGTATGTCCGGGCCTTGAGACATTTAGGCCATCGCCCTCTTGCTCTTGGATTTATGCGCCGTTGCTGCTTCTGGAGCATGAGCGATATCCGTTAACTGCCCTCCGAGAATCGGATTGCTCTTTGTGGCCGCAGAAGCGATAGCTTCACCGGTGGCTATGTCGGCTGCAATTCCTAGTCCTGTGTTTATAACTCGGCCATCTGATACTACCGCTAACGCCTCTGCCGCCGACAGCGTCGCTGCTATCCCGGCCACGTCTTGAGCCGTGCGCTTGACTTCTGCGGGAGCAGGGGCGGGAACTATGATCACGTCGTGCTCCGCCAGCGCCCATTTGAACATCTGATCTTCTCGAACCCATTCTGGCACGTTCACCGCCCCGCCATAGGCGTTCGAAGGCAAGAGTGGCGCCGAAGGGTTCACGGCTGGCCGGACTTCGACGAAGGCCACACCTTCGGCCGTCGCCCGCGAACCTTTGTTGAAGTTTTCTTGCAGCGCGTCTACCAGTCGGATTGCGGGGTTGTTAAACCTGTATGCTTTTCTCGCCATGATCCACATGATTCAATTCTCCTTTTTCAGCGTGTGTTGCTGACTGCGCCCGCCGACGGAGCACGAGGTCCGCGCCTTCCCTGAGAAGGGAATATGGCCTTTTCCAGTTAGGATGAGTCACCGTGTGCGCTTTCCTCGTTGCCCAGTCGGCGAGCGTCGCCAAGTCGTGATCAGTGAAGTCGTCAGCCTGCTCGTTCAGCAGGTCGAAGAGCCGGTTCTGCATGTCGCGCTCCTCTTCATCCGGGTAAGCGCCCGGTCGGTTTTAGATGCCGTCGTAGTATGCGATCGGCTGGTAATACATAGGCTTTACCACGCCGATCTGCCCGCCATACAACGTCTCGTAGGCTCCGCCGCCGGTGACGGTCGGAACGGTCATGACGCGTTGTATCGGCACGGGGATGTCCATGTAGATTTTCTTCTTGTCCGCGACGTAAGCCACCATGCGGTCCGTGGCGGACTGTCCGGCGCCAGAACACCAGCGGGAGGGGAAAATCTTCAGGTTCACGCCCTGCGTCTTGGCGATGTTGTTGGCCAAGATGTAGGTCAGAATCGAGACTGTTCCGGCCGTGCTCACCAGTGCGTTGGCGATGAGCGTGAACTGAGCCGGGGGAATCAGTATCTGGTTCGCCATGCCCGTCACGTCATAGTTCGAGGCAGCCCAGGTCGCGAGAACGGCGGTGTTGACGTCGTTCATGATGGCCTGGATGCCAGCCTGCGTTCCGAGCGCCAGCTTGGCCGCCCAGGTGGTCGCGGCGGAGACCGTGGCGACGGCGCTGGCCGTCACGTTCGAGTTGTTCACCAGTCCGGGATAAGACGGCGTGCTCCCGGCCGAAGCGATTGGCCCGATGTAGGTCTGCTGGTCCAGGGACTTGTTCCAGTTCAGGCGCAGGCAGTTGTCGTAGAGGTTGTCGAGCGAGCGCCCGATGTTCTGCGATTTCTGCATGTCGACGAACGTCACGCGGGCCTCGTTGAACCAGTTGAAGACCCGGTAGATGTCCTTCGTGATGTTGGCCTGGGCGACGGGGATGGCGGTCGATTCGCCAGCCTGTATGCCGTAGCCGTTGCCGCCGCTGATCTGGTAGTCGGCGAAGTAGTTCGAAGAGAACTCTACCCAGCCGCCGCCAGAGTCGACGGGTATGTCGCGCATCCACGTAACGGATGTCAATGGTTCGTGCACCGTGGGATCGCGCTTTTCCAGTTCAGCGATCAGGAAGGCCAGACCGCCCGCGACGGCGGCGTCAGAAGCTTGGAGCCGCAAAGCTCCAGACCGCAACGCCCCCGCAGCGTCCATGAGGCGTCGCGCCGCCGGAATGCCTGCCCGGCTCGCCACTTCGCCCCGCTGAATTGCTGTGTCGAGGTAATTTTCAAATCGTTCCAGCATGGTGGTTTATTGGTCTCCTTTAGCCTACGTTGGGCGAGAGCAGCGTCACTTCGATCACCTGTTGCGTGCCGCCAGGGTCGGTCGAGATGAGGCCGGTTGTGAAAACGCAGTTCGTGAGTTGGATGGTGTAGGAGGTCGACGTGTCTTCCGCCGGCTCCACGTTCCCCACCGTCCCGTAAGGCGAACCCGTGCTGGCCGCGATGCGGAGCCACACCGGACCGCCCGCGATCGGCGCGCTGGCCGACTTCGGGTTGCCGTAGGGCACGATGATGTTTCCCCTGCACATGGCGTCGCAAGGCTCGCCAGGCAGGTAGTAGCCGAGCGAAGGATTCGTGCCGGGATATGGCGTGTATCCGAGCATCGTCTTGACCTCGCGCACGGCGAAGCCGACGAAGGCTCCCGTGCCCTGCGTCATCGTTGGAGTGATGCTGGTCGGCGAGGCGATCAAGTTCGTCAGGTCGGAGTAGTTGCCTCCCTGCGAAGCCTGAGCGCCCTTGCCGTTGATGAAGACGGCTTGCCCGAAGCTGATCGAGCCGACCGGATTGCCCTGCGGACTCTGGGTGGCGTCCGAAGGAGTGACGTAACGGGCGACGATCTTCACCGCCTCGTTCCGGGCGTAGGAGCCCACGTAACCGAGCCCCATCAGTGTGCCTACAGTTGTTCCTGGCATATTATTGTAGTACCTCCTTCTTGGACTTTTCCGCTTCCGCCGCCGCTTCCGCAACGTCGCGTCCGAGGTAGTTGGCTGCCCTCTCGGCCAGCTTCCTGCCTTCGTCCGCTCCGTCGCCGGTCCGCATCCGCTGCTGTTCTGCCTTGCCCTCGCGGTCTTTCTCGCGGGCAGAGAGAACGGCGTCGTATCCGCCCTTCTTGCCCTTCGCCGGTCCGCGCAGCGCCTTGTACTGCTCGTTCCATGCGTCGATAGCATGACGATCACCACTCGCTGCGACGGCAGGCTTCAACGCCTTGTGTCGCTCCAAGATGGCATCCAGCGCTTTGCGATCAGCACCAAGGATCGGGTTGTGGGGAATCTCGGACGCCTCCAGGGTCTCGACCGGGATCAGGTCGAAGTCCGTGGCGCGGTGACTTCCAGCCATCGGGCAGTCGTCGTCATGGGCTTCCTTGCCCTTGGCGCCGCAGTTGCACTCCGGCTCGTCATCATCGTCATCGTCTTTCCGCTTCTTGTCGTCCCTGGCGATCAACTTCTCGACGAGTCCGCAGAGGCGATCGACGGCGTCGGTCGACTTGCGCTTCTTGTCGTCGTCATCGTCCTTCGCCTTCTTTTTGTCATCGTCATCGTCGTGCGCCTTGGCCTTTTTGTCGTCATCGTCGTCCTTGGCGCGCTTCTTGTCGGAACCCTTCTCCTCGGATTTCTCCGCGGGCTTGGCCCCCTTCTCTTCCTTCTCCAACTCGGCTTCCGCCGGATCGGCGTCTCGTGTCTTCAATTTGGCATCCTCGTTTCTGCGGGCCGCCCTGCGAAGGGCTTCCGCGTTGGCTTCCTCGTTGCGTTTCACCGGATCGTCCGGCGAGGTGTCTTGGGCAACGAGCTTCAAACCGAGCGAAGAGAAGAAATCCTTCATCCCGGCAAAGAAGCCCGTGGCCTCCTTCACGTCCATACACTCCTCCTTTTGCTCGATTTGTGAAGCATCTGAATTTGAATCCAGAATTCTGACTGAACTGCCCGCGCGGCCCGACTCCACCACAGCCACGTGGTTTCCGACGATCCCAACTTGCTTATAACGTCCTTCAACTTCGTCGGGAACAAGATCGTAGTCATACCCGCAAGAAATTTCTGCGATGGTATCGTTTTCGACACGGTTTATAAGAATTGAATCTTTAATTACGAGATCAGCCTCGATGGCAAATTCTCCATCCGGGAGTTGACCGCCTTGCCTTACATTTTGTACATGGCCCTTCGAATAATTCGCATCATTGTCGGGAGTCAGAAATACGGGAGGATGGGGAGATGTAATTGACTTACCTTCAAAACTCGCCAGCGTCGTAGGAGAAAACACTTCGTTAAACGGTCTGAACACCTCGACAGTTTGATTAGCTGGGACGCCTTCGAGTTTCAATTCCGAGGCTTTGTATTTTTGCAAACCACTTCTGGCTATCGGCGTGCCGAGAACCACCAAGTAACCTTCTTTGGTTTTTGCCCGGTGACTCCCGAGGGCAATGCGATCAGCGTGAAATTGTGCCATTATCTATATGCGCGAGCATAGTTGTTGTAAGTGCTAGAACAACTCCTAGAGCAAACAACCCGTTTAATGCTGCGCTTATTATTAGGATTGATGTCGAACTTCCCTTTACAGATCTCGCAAATACGATCAAAGTGCGGAGTTAGTCTCGCGCTCCACCATTTCTTCTTTACGGATGATTGCAAAGCAATGCTCTCGGAAGAATGGGTTTTACCAAGCATCCGAGAACTGTTCAGAAATCCTTGAGGTACAGGACGCGGATTTAAACGGTAAGCGCGAGCAGAGGCAGCGGCTGCTTTACGCTGATGCTCGGG